ACCTTCATTATCGAAGAATACGGTGTCATCAACCTGATAAGATTCACCTGGATTCTCAACTACGAATCCGTCGATTTGAGCGTTTTCAAATTGGGTGGTTGTTTCAACTTCGATGTCAACTCTGGATTCCGTTGATACAGAAGGAAAGTAATCGTATATCTGTAGCGTTGCCTCCTCCGACATTTCAAGAATTTCTTGTTGCTCATCAGCATCAATAATTCCATCATTATTGGAGTCTTGAATTTCAAAGATTAAAGGATATCCTTCTATCTCAGTAGTAAGGACATCTGCTTCTTGGTTAGGTTGACGGTCAACATCAATGTCAACTTCAGCAAATGGGTCTCTATAACGGACAACACCTGATGGGATATTCTCCTGAGTTGCAACTTGAGAGAAGTTCCAATCATCTGGTAGTGAGTTAAACTGAGGACCCATAATATATGGGAATTGTGCTATACCTGCGTCACTACTGTCGATAGTGATAAAGTAGGCATATGTGCCCTCTGGATACTCAGGTGTTTTACAGAATCTACCGTTGTAATTGTCAAGGTCACCAGACTGGAAATCGTAATAATAGTCAGCAACAAACTGACCAGCAGGATAGGTACTAAGTGATGGACCATCTATACGAGCAGGGTTAGGATTAGTTGTTTCATCATATACAACATTAGTCTTTAACTTATATGAGGTACGCATCCTTCTGATACCACTATTCTGGTCAGTAGGATCGATATATCCATAAGGACCATAAATTGGGTTACCATCATAAGCCCAACCTATAATAGGAGAGTGCTTATAGTTGGATGCTAATTCTTGGAATTGTTGTGTAACAGGATTGAGGAATACGTTATCTCCAACAACATATCTCAATTCTTTAGGATCTGATAAGTGAGCATACTCACCACCAAACTGGTTGTTATATCCAGTGAATACATAACCACTTGCTATGTCATAATTGTCAGCAAGGTCAAATTCTAGGTTTCTATTCCACTGATATACAGTAGGTGTAAATGACGCTAATTGACCCACTGCTTCGAGTCTAACGGTGGTCATTCCTTGTGTATACCCAATACCCTTGTTGGTAATAGTTACACCTAATACACGACCTTTATCTTCTCCGATTGTGCCGATAGTTGCTCTAGCAATAGCACCAAATCCATCACCATTAATAATGACATTAGGAGCAGTTGTATAAGAATTACCAGAGTTAATAATAGCGATAGATACGATTCTACCGTTAATAACGATTGGTTGTGCTAAAGCATTCTCACCAGAGTTAACTCTAACAGAAGGTAGAGAAGTATATCCTGTACCTGGATTAATAATACTGATGCTAGAAATAGCACCTCTAACGTTTGCAGTTGCTTCTGCTCCAGTACCTCCACCACCTGTGATAGAAACACTAGGTTGTGATGTATAACCAGATCCTGGTTGCTCAACTAGAATTCTTGTTACTCTACCACCAGTAATAACTGCTTGAGCAGTAGCACCGATACCACCACCTCCAACAATGGATACTAGAGGTGATTCTGTGTAACCAGTACCTTCAGCAGTTACATCGAAACTTTGAAGACTACCATTAACTATAACTTCAGCAACAGCACCAGATCCACCACCACCTGTAATTTCAAGGTTTGGTTTAGCACCAGCGTCATATCCTTCACCTACTTCATCTACACTGATATTAGTGATAGGTCCAAACTGGACATACTCTTTAGACTTGTAAGACCAGATAGAAACACCATTAACCCAAGCACCAATTGAGGTACCTGCTGCAACGTCTTTACGTTCGGAAATAGTCTGTACAAGTCGTGGGAAACGAAGAAGTTTCCTTTGGTTACCAGGAATAAGTGCAGATCCTGTAAAAGGTCCTATTTTGTAGTTTGGAAGACCAGATGCTGCAACATAAACGTATTCATCGTTAAAGAAGGAATTTTGGATGTTAGTAGTGAATTCACTAACAACTTTGTTGATTGAAGTAACAGTTGACTTACCTCTATTCAAATCAACGGAAAGTAGGATATTTCCTTGAGGAATAATCTCTGTAGGAGTTGCAATCTCATATGAGAAGGAATATGCGTCCAAACGAGATGTAACGACAAATGTGCCATTATAAACAACTGGGTTTGCACCATAGATGGTTACAGTGTCTTCAACGAGTAATCCATGTGGATTATCGCAAACAATAGTCGCAGTTTGGTTATTAACTCCTCCTGGGGTTACAGATGCAACTTGGATGAGTTTTTTAACGTTATATAACCAAGAACTCAATCTTTGGTCTTCTGCGGTCGATCCAAGGTTTGCAACCTTCAATTTATCGCCTTTTAGGTAATAACTACCCGTATTATCCAATACAGTCGTTCCAGCTTCGGCAATACCCAAAATACGCAATTTACACTCTTGTGCAGTGCCTCTATTGGTATAAACGAAAATATCCGAGTAAATAATCGTACCAGGATCCCAATCTTCGACAAGTCCGTTTTTAGAGCGAGTACACTCGATAAATTGGTTTAAAGACTTCTCTTTATACTGAACTTGCTCATCATCGTTAAGAATGATGGTACCATTCCTCTCAGGCCATCCAATAGTCGAGTCAACGGTAATAATCTGCCCTGTAGTCGTTAATGGCTCTACAAGTTTGGTTTTGTAAGGAATTACGAAGGATCCTTCCAAAGTTTCTTCGGAAATCGCTAATTCGTAGATAACATCAGTACCTTCGATGATTGTGATGACATTTTCAATCAGAGCACTTGCATCTTTGACATTATTGTCTACTGGGTCGGTATATTGATTAACTTCAGAGTCAATTAGGTTTGAAGGGTCTCCAGAAATCAATTCTGCCCTTAAAACGGTATCTACAACCCAAGTAGCGTGAGATGGACTAATAATCTCATCTTTTGGATAGTAAATATCGACTTCTTCACCAAATAGGATTTTAAAGAGGTATTGAGTCGCTAATTTAGTACCTTTTGAGATATAGAAGTCAGTAATATTCTTAATTACCTGAACTGGGTCAATTGACGTAAAATCAATGTCAATAGTCGGTAAATACTGTCTCCTAAACTTATCGAAGACTTCTTTGATGAATAAAGAGTCTAAATTGACAACTGTCTGTCCACTATTATGATTTGACTGCCTTAGAGCAGCTTCACCAGCATAAATCTCGTTATGGAGGTTATCATAAGCAACAGGACCTGAAACTCCTCTAGAACACTCCAAGAAAGCACTAGGAGCATATCCTATACCCTCTTCTAGGATATCAAAACCAGTAACTTGGTCAAATCCTACATCTACCGATGCTCTTGCCTTCTGAGGTTCAGCAATGTAGATTTTAGGTGGGAATTCAGTCGAATATCCAGTACCAAAGTTGGTAATGTTGATATCAGTGATTTCACCGTTAAAAATGGTGGCAGCAGCAGTAGCACCAGTACCGCCTACAGGTACACCGTAAGCATCCTTGCGATCATCAACAATATAGACAGATGGAGCATCAGTATAACCCTGACCACCTGTTAACATCTCAATATTAGTAACAGAACCAGATGCAACAGTCACATCAAGGACTTGAGCACCAATTGGGTCGATTATCTGGACTCTAGGGACGGAAGTATAACCTTTACCACGATTAACTACGTTAATCTCATATAGTTGACCATCTTGGTTAATTTTTGCTATTGCTTGAGCATTGATACCGTCACCAGGTGCTGGATCAATGTAAACAGTTGGTGGATTACTATATCCGAGACCCATCTCGGTAACACCGATGCTACCGATGTTAACTCTACCCTCACTATCGATAGTAGGTGCTGAAATCTTCGCTCCACCTGGATTCTGGAAAGAAATCGCAGGAATAAAGTCATAACCACTACCACTATTAGTAATAGTGATAGAATCAATCATACCAGTGGTGTCGTCAACGGTAAGCGACAGCTTCGCAGGTGTCCCGTTGGAGTTTGTAGGGGGAGCACACACTGGAACGGGTGGATTATATGAGGTATAACCTTGACCACCGTCAATAAGGGTTATATCCTTAATTCCACCAATCAAAGACCTTGCTGTAGCACCACCACCGCTAGTTGATAGGATAGTTACCTTAGGGTTGAAGTCAATACGATATTTGCTACCACCTTCCTTGGGAATTAGTGCTGTAATCTGCCCTGAGTCGTCCACAGAAGCGATTGCAGAGGCACCTGACCCATATTGGGGTGCGATATACTCTACAGAGCGAATATGGATAGAATCAGCAGCACCAATAGGATTATTGAAGACAACTCTGTCTTGGAAAACAGTATAATCAGTATATGGCTCCTGAAGACGATTATTCTTCTTAATAATCAATCCAATTTCAGAAGTTGGAGTATATGGTTGTGTATTTACTCGTAATGGATAATTTTTAGTATTCTGCCACTCTTCATAAGGAATAGCATCTGTAGTTTGGACTACTTGATCAGAATAACCAATCAAATAGGTAAGTTGAGTAAATTGACTATCGTCTGCACCTGTCCTCATTCTAGGAGGCTCAGTAAAACGAATATTTGACCCTTCTATGAAATAATCAACATTAGGCACCTTCATGTCATTGTAAGTAATGACAATTAAGTGTTCAGCAGAAGGTGGAGCAACAGGAGTACCTAAGAATGATAATGGGAAGATGGTTTCAGTGCCATCAAACAAATCAAAGGGGTTTTCTAGTTGTTGCTTCTTCTTATTAAACTGACTAAACGAAATACCTGGAGTAATAATGACATCAGGACCACGAGTCACGTCTTCGTAGTAAATGACCTCATTATCAATCATTATTGACCCATTTCTGGGTTGGAATCCATCAATTCCCTCTACTTCAATCTTTTTATCATAGACACCAATATCCTTCAGCAGTTTAGTACTACTAGACAACTCCGTTGAGCTATACTGGTCAAGATCTAGGTATCCTAAAAGGTTGTTTAGGATATCATACGGTCTACCCGTTTTTTCTTGAGACTTGTAATACTCAAACAAGAAATTGACAAGTTGTCTGTCTTCCTGCCGAATGAAATCGGGTAGTTGGTATTCTACCCTATCCGATACGTTAATATTCTTCGTAGGCATCTATCTTAGAAACAAGATTCGCTGACTGGATACGTGAATGCATCCGTTGGATAATCAATGATATTTATACCCCCAATGTTACCGTAATTGTAACCATTAAAGTTGTTAGGATCGAAGTTGGGGATTGACACATCGTTGATTGTGTAGTCAATTGGATTGACTGTTGGGTTAAAGATTGAGGGGTCAACACCTGGTGGGATTGTAAGTGATCCACCAGCTGGAAGTACCTGAATAGGTAATCTGGTAGTGCCATCAGGGGTGCCCTGAATAGCAATAGGTCCGACACAGACCTGACCTGTTTTATAATCAACTGTTCCGACAGCTGGATTGAGGATTACCTCAGTCTCATCTCTCTTCGTCACTAGAATCAAGTTTCCTTTACCGTCATCTCTAATATTTACTGCAACTAATACAACATTGTCAGTATTAGTTGAAATTACTGGACTACTTATCTGAGCATTTGTAGATCCGTCAGAAAGTGTCAAATTAACGAGGTCTTCAGTGTAACCAGTGGCATAAAAAGTACCAGATTTGACTACAGCGAAGGATGGAGCACAAGCATCGCCATCTTTATCACCTGCAAGGTCAGATGGGTCAAAAAGTGGGTTTCCAAAGTCTAAGCATTGGGTAAATACGTTACCAAAGGTGAATTTATCGAGATTTTGACCTAAAGTCATCTGAGTAACGTTACCTGATATAGCAGTATCACTACTATCAATCATAGAACCGAATTTAGACCCATCTAAGCGATTTCCAAATCTATTATTCTGTTGAGTAGTGTTAAATTGGTCAATTGCCTGTAAAACCTTAGTTGCGAGTTGAGCACCAGTCAAAGATGTCTCTCCACCATTGTAGTAAATGTAAGATTTCGGAATAAGGTAGAAACTTGTTGGGTCAATGATGACTGGCTCGATAGAAGCAACAGAATACTTCTTCAAATCGTTTTTAATCCTTGCCTTTGTACTAGCATTGAGTTTATTTCCCGTTTTTGGTCTAATTGCAATGTAAACCTTACCATATATGGGTGGAGATAGTTTCTCACCACCATAAGCGGTCACAGATGCTGCCTGAGGGTAGATTTCAGATACTATATGCTCATAGTCATTCTCAGTAACTGCTCTATTCTGGGTTGCATACGCTCTAGGTGCTCTAAACTTGACTGATAGACCAGTTTCACGCTCTTCACCGTCTTGAGAAGCGTCTTTAGTATGAATAGAGATGCCAGCAGGGGCAATTACCCTTCCATCAGAGTCAATTATGTTGCCGATGTAGTCAAAATTACGACATCCGTTAGCTTCAACACCATAAGTGGTAACATAGTTGATTGTGATGAATTCTCCATCAATCAATTTACGTCCTAAGACCCCATCTCCGAATAAAAGACGGTATCTAAGGTCATCTGTCTCCTCCAAATAGTAAATTCTGGAGGTTGCATTCAATGCTGTAGCATTTGATACCAAATTATAGGTATCAGTCTCTGAAGATTGAGCATTTGGACTGATATCTACGGTCAAAAGACCTGTATCAACGTTTTCAGCAGGGATAACGAATTCTTGTTTCTTAGTATAGTCCACTGTATAGTGGAATGACATCAAATTACCTTGATATACCAAGACATTATCGAAAGTTGCTAGTCCAGTAGAGGTATCTACAGGGACTTTAATGTCCTGAAGCACTGCAAAGGTAAAATTATCACTATCATTCTCTGCAACAAAGACATCACCCTTCTGAAGAGTAGCAAATTCGGGGAATGTAGTACCATTTAAGGCAGTAGTTGTCTGAGCAATGATTTTAAGACACGCCCTAGGTGCCTTAATTGACCTTGGGGTGTAGTTTAACTGCTTTGCAATCCTTACAATGTTATCTCTAACAGTAGCAGTCTCTAAAAATGCCTCATTTAATGCCATATTAGCATTGAAGGCAGTGTAATAAGTGTTATAAGCGAGGATGTCAATCAAATAAGACGCAGAGCTTCCCTCAAAATCATAATCTGTAAACTCTTTTCGAGTCCTAAGATAGGATTTGATGGATTCTTTGATTTCAAAGAAGTCTAGCGACGTTAATTGTGATGGAATAGCTGACATTTTACGCTCTTTCTAGTAGAAAGTCTACTGTTTGTGTTTGGGACTCACCTACAATCGTATAGTCAATAGAAACGAATGCTGCATTCGTATCTGATTCATCTCGAATATTTACATTAGTAACCTCAATTCGTGGTTCTAGTCTTTGGAGACAATTCATTATCTCTCCTTTGATGGAATCCACTGAGAATGGATCCCATGGTTCGAATAATAGTGCTTTGACACGAGATCCGATATTCTGCTGAAATGGTCTCTCTCCAAATTCGGTAAGAATTAGATTACGCACCGATTGCTTTATAGCATTTACATTTTTTACCACGCCAATATCTCCAGTCGAAGGGTTAGCATTAAAGGATATTGCTAAGTCTTTGAATCCTCTGGAGACATATTTTTCAGATCTGAATCTGTATGATGGCATTCTTGTAATTTGCTATGAAAATATTTATCACATCTAGGGTCGGTTATTAACACCATACCTTGATCTATAACAAATTGGGCAATATCTACTCTTACCATTTTATTTAGCTCACTTTCCTTGACCTTTGTATGCTTTCTTCTTGCCATTCCTAGAAGTTGCTGCATATTTGGTGTTTGCACTCCTCCCTTGACGAGTTTTCTTCGGGTTAGGAATCACATATGACCCAGTACCCCATGCTCCAGTTGTTGATTTTGCCATAATTAAATTAATTTACTAAGATGCTAACACAGTTGGGTGCCCCCAGGCAACCACTGATGAACAAGGGTAACTAAATCCAGGGAATCCCACCCCTAGTGGATCCAGAATCCTTGCAATTGGTCTCTTGAGTGCAAAAACGGTTATCGTTGTTGCCATCAAAGTCCTTATATGTCCAATACCACCCATGTCTTCTATAGTTAGGATAGAACACGGAATGGGTGTGGGAATAGGACACATCGCTTTACCGCACGGACAAATGTATACTACTATATTTGTACACACAGAAATGTGCGGAATGAACGTATCTCCCATCAAACTGATAGGAATCCCATTCACAAGCACAGTCGCCCGCAATGGGGTGATTGGCATCATGGGAATGAGAGGCATCGGAGGCCACCAACACGTGAAATTCTTAATAGTAATACTATAAGGTATTGGTGGAGTACCACATGCCTGTACAGAGTGGACAGTAGAAGGCAAGCAGAGTCCATGACCACTACAAGGTAGTCCGTTAAGGGATGATACTGGTCGTAGGAAACCGTATGCCATTACTTAAAGTCCTCATTCAGTGTAGTACCGTCAGTCCAAGAGTCTTGCTCACTACATTCATCGAAATATGGATTACCATAATTCCGTATAGCTCTATCTAGTGCTTCAATACTACCTGTTAGATTATTCCGCACAGTCATTGTACCATTATAGGGTCCCAGTAGCATTCTTGCATTGGTACCACTACCACTAATACGGTTAGGGTTAACCGCAATTGACGCATCCATACATTTGTCTAGTGCAGCACATGAATCAAAGAGCTCTGATGTCTGACACCATGTGTTTCCTGCTAGACCGTTTCCGTTACTATCATATCCACAGTACACATCTAACGGTCCGTCTGCTGCATTCACACCACGTACGTAACTGTCCCAACACTCGTTAGGTGGTATAGTCCCATTAGTGGGTGTAGCAACGGTAATTGCTGTATAGTCCACACTGTGAGGTGTGCCAGCTGGGTCACCTGCTGTGGGATGTCCCAACCATGTCTGTACCGCAGCACTACTACTGATATTGGTACCCGCCCATATCTGCAATTGCTCTAATTCTGTAAACCCTGCACGGTTATAGTCCCAAGTATTCTCATCTAATCCCACAGGTACGAATATAATGTCCGCACTATTGTTAGGGTCACGGTAACATCTTCCCTTAATAGAGCCTCGCTTGCAATTCCACATGCGTTTACCTGCATTATTTGGTGCGTCTCTGCGTTGCATCATAAAAGGTTTGGGTAAAGTCTTCATATAATCCATAAAGTTACCGCCTTGAGATCCAGTAACCTTACCTTCACACTCAATAGACACTCTATATGACGCAAGGTCGTCGTGAGATGCACAGTATTTGTAAGGTAACCACCCAAATGCCTTCTGCTCACCGTCATCACCCACGTCAAGATACGCACATGGGATGTCAAACCACCTCTGAATGTTGTAAAGTTTGGGTTGACCCGACTTAATACACCTATCCTTACCGAAAGGACCGTATAAGTGCGACTGATTCTCAACATATTGGTCAGTCTGCTGTGCAGCTTGCTGTGCGAAAGGCATTACTTCCTTCTCAAACTGTGCAATTCCTGGATTTAAAGAGCTCACTACCTCAAATTGCTCCCTACCAGGTAGTGATGATGCGACTTGACCTACACCAGGACCTATTTCGATACACCCAGCAGGTAGATTCATACAGTATGAGGTAGTATCATCTATTAATTCTGCTGCACGGATGTAACTATCAGGCACATCTACTGCTCTACCCGACTTAATAAGCTCAAATGATGAGTCAATATACTGTCTATTGCTTCCTTCCTCTTCCATTCCTTGCACACCACCCTCTATACCACCTCCAATACCGTCGGTTAACTCTTTACCTGTGTCACCAAATGCCTGTGGGTCGGGTGCTCCGTCCTCTTTTTGTAGATCCCACTTGATATGCTCAGGTTCAACTACCATTATCTTAGGTAAATCTGCCTGTGAATACCCTGCACCACCATCTACTACCCTTACTGCCTTGATTACACCTAGTGCATTCAACTCAGCTATCTCTAGGGTTGCTTTACGCATCTTCAAACGGTCTTTATTCTTATCCTGAGGGAGTGGAATTGCACCTGTATGGACACCAAAGGTCGATTGGGTGTCTCTAACTTGATCATGGACGGTCTGAGAGGACTCTGGTGTCTTAAATGTCTTCTTCCAGTCCTCATCCATAGAGACTGAATCACCCATAAACTTAGCAGTATCGTTAGGAGAGAAGTCTTCCATCTCTCTAGGGTGGACTATAGAGATTGTAGGTTGGACAAAACCCCTACCACCATTAATAATATTGACCGCAGCGACACTTCCATCGTTATCTATGACTGCTTCTAGCTTTGCTTCATCTAATGTCCTAAACGGAATGAGTGCTTTTGGGTTTATTTGGACTTTCCAGTAGGAAACCTTCTTGGGAAATTCATATACACCAGTAAAAGCGACCTTATTTGCTATTCCGTAACCTGCTAACACCTCAATTTCACCACCATCACTACTTGTAAACGCTTGTTGGTAACTAAAATCCTGTCCTACCGCACCAAATTGAGTAAATTCCATTACTCCGCACTTCAATTGGTCTCCAAAATAGTAAACTGAGACAATATCCCACCCATTTATCTGGTCTCCGCTATTCCAATCACCAGTACGGGTAGTATAACGGAAGAAAATACGCTTACTTTCGGTGTCAATAGTGAAAAATGACTCCTTTACACCGACTGAGCTCTGGTCTGAGATGGTAATACGGGATTTTGTAGTCTCCCATGAGTCTTCACGTATCTCATAGAAGTGAGAATGGTAGGTCCACACTGGAGCACACTGTGGACAACCCTCTGGGTCAGTGGTATTAGGGCAACACTTAGCATTACTGATGATATACTGTGAGGAAAATATAGGTCCATTCCACGGATACGACGTATCATACAGATAATAGAGGAATTGTGAGTCATAGGAGTCCTCAAAACCGAGGAATCTAGGCACTGCTGCCTTAACAGCACCGCTTAAACCATATGACCACTCGAAAAATGCATCATTTGATAGTGCTTCTACGTTATCTGGGTTACCCCAACCGTTAACACAGGGTGGTCCTTCAACATTATTACCACTACTGTCACGCATCTGACGATACATGAACTCAGACCATCCACCATCAGCTTCATCATAGTCCTGTTGAGCATCATTAGTATAGGCATACCAACCAGACTTATTAATACACTGCCCAGTAGGACCTTTCTTACCAATATCAATGACTGTTTTGTTGGGTTGGTCTGGTATATCAGTCTTAAATACCCAAGCAAGGATACCCAGATATGAATATTCCTTGTCTAAAGCGTTTAGAGGGGCAACTGGTGAGTTGTCAGCGAGGTTTACTTCCTCACTTGGGTCTATACAATAGAAATGATCTGGGTCAGGATGCAAATATTCGTATAAAGGGACTGGTGTTTCGCCTGGACCACAGTATGCTTGAGCATGTGCCTCTGTAGCAAACCCATATCCTAGTAAATTACACTCCTCATACTTGTTTCTACCACAACCTGTGCCATTTAATCCAGTAGGAACGTTACTACCAGCACATAGTTGGGTATCATCAGGCCAATAAGAATACCATTGCTTGATAGGTACAGCATTCTCTACTGCCTTTTTACTTAACCAAAAGACAGGGGCACCACTTCTAGGCTCTTTATTATATCCACTCGCTGCTTTCTTCCAAGATTCATTCTCGCAACCCATATCCTGTCTTTGTATCTCAGGAGTATTGGTATACTTGTGGTCGTCCTTAGACCCTCTGTAATGCCTGTATATGGCAGTCCTAGAAGCACCTAGGATAGTTGGGTCATCATCGCCTAGGTAATGAACTATATCCTTACCCAATGGCATACTTCCTGGACCATGACCCTCGAAAGTAATATTATAGTCTTGTCCAGTACCTACCCCAGGGTAGTCTCCATGTGAACGATAGTCTCCGTTAGGTGGACGCTTAAACGTCTGCACAAAGTTACCATTCTCAGTAGGGTTGGGAAAACTTCTACCAGTCTCCTGGACGTATGCGGGCATCTATTGGGACTTCTCTTCTAAGGTATTTAGTCTCTCAAACAGATTATCCAGCAATTGCTTTAGGTTAGAATATTGGTCGTCACCTGGAATTTTATACTTAATCATATCAGCACCAGGAGGAGGGATTTTTTGCAACGCCAATTCCAGGAACTCTACTCTCTTAGTAAGAGTCTTAATTGCTTCTGATTGTTTTTGAAATGCCCAGTTAATGAATTCTGCATCGCTCTCAAACTGAGGTATCTCTGGTTCTATTGTTTCGGTTACGTCACCATGCACGTATTTTCCCATAATGCCACTCGCTATTTTTTTCCAGACGCTAATTTTTTATAAGACTAATAATGTTAATAATCACTAATAGCGTTAAACAAATCTGATTGTATCTCATTCATTCACACGGGATAAACAAAGAGACCCATCTGTCTCCTCTGTATATTCTAACACATCACCAACTTCCCAGTCAAACTCTGAAAGTAATTCGTCAGGTAATTGTAGATATATCTCACCATATTCATCCTCATGTATTTCTAAGGTGTATCTTTTAGACATAATAGTTACATTTTCTTCACTCATCTGCTTTATGTAGTGCTCTCACGAATTACACCTACACAAGATGTCTGATATAACATACAAGAAGGATGTGTAAGGTCATCTATTCTACTTTCCTCTTGCCATACCTGATGAAGAATAAACTTATTACCAAGATACATTGCACCATGATTGGGTGACCTATCCTTCAGTTTCACTGAGTAACCACCTCCCAATGCCTCGCTGTATATCTTATAGAGGAGTAGGTCATTCTTCTGTATAACTGAGAAGTCTAATGGCTCACCCCACTGAGGTTTTGTAATCCATACCCCATTCTCTTCTGCTACCGCCTCATCCTTGAAAGACGTATACAGTCCTGCGAAACTCTTCAAGTCCCTGTCCAATTCCATCTTGACATACTTCTGTATAACCTCGTAGCACCCTGGATAACGTCTACCAGGCCACGGGCGACCTATCAAGTCTTTATACTTTTCTTCTAGGTCTTGTTTTTCTTTCAACCTCTGGGGACTCGACATACTGGGGGAATTTTTTTACTGGGAAATATTTTTCTATCGGCAGGATACTGTTGTAGGTTAACGATAGGGAAGTTATTAATATAGGGACGGAAATAACTGTCCCTATATGTTATTAACTGTTATGCTACTATGTATTAATTACTCCACATATTGCACATCATAACATAACCCTTCCGCTATGTAATAATCACATAATTGTTGATACTGTAACAGGGTATCATTTAACCCCGTATCTATCAACAACTGTGCCATTTCGATTGTATCATTTAGTCCTAGTAATCCTTTATCGTAATTATCAAGAATAGATGCAATCTTTCCTGGAATTGTCATTAGTTTCCCTCCGTTAATCGTGTTGCATCAAGTAATGCTAACTTCTCAGATTTAAAGGGTCCATACTTACTACAATTAGGGTAATTATACGACCAAAAGTGTTTCCTACCTCTTTCCCACAGTTTAACATCTACAGGGGGAAATTGTGATTGAATTGTTGTTACTTTAGTCATAGCAATAAAGGGCAAGAAAGGGCAAAGAATAGGGGGGCGATTAGGGGCATGTAGTTAACACATAGTGTGGTTAATCCTCATTGATTGTTTCATCTGTGGTGGTGTAATCGTCCTCGAATAACATATCATCAACCCAATCAGATTGCAAGGGGTTGTAGTTAGTTTCGTCCACTGTGATTGTCCTCCGTATGTGTTTTAAACTGTGTGCGGGGTTTGTTATACTTTTCCACAGGACTTGTGGAATCGTTAACATTTTGTTGCTTGTAATTAGACTTCGATTGTTTACGTTTTTCCCTTAAAGATTTCGCTTTATGTGATGAATAAGGGTCATTACGTTTGTAAGTCCTTCCCATTGGAATTGTGCTAACAATGTAATAATAACCGAAAACGATTGCAATGTCAAGGTATTAGTGGGTTTTGACATATTTCGTTAGGTTGTTGACAAAAAAATCTCGGTATGTTACGCTCTAAGATAACACTAACTAGAGTCTATATTACAGTCTTTAAATAACACTCTAATACATTTATTTGCATATTTAAAATATACACTATTTTCCACAAGTATGTCCGCTAATTGTGAATTACCTGTGGAAAACTTCATTGAATTGTTGTTAATTAGTGAATGAATTAGCATTGTTTGTTATTACCTCATATACAAATATCCACCTGCCCAATCACATTTAGCGAAGCAATCGTTAGGGTTAGTTAATAAGTTATATCTTACATGTTTAGCAGGTTTGTTATAACTTGCTGCTTTATATACATCACCATTCTTTACATCTACAAAGCAATGTACTGAATTATCAAATGTTAATTTGTAATACTTTCTTCCCTTGCTTACTTTACATTTAATCTCTCTACTTCCATATGCATTCTTATAACTATCATCTACACAATTTGCAAGAATATATACATTTTCTTCTATAGTCTGTGTGTCATTAATGTTAGAAACGATTGTTGATAATTTGGGCATAGTTGTTAGTTAATAAAAAAAATAGCGTGGGTAGTTGTTAATTAAGGGGAGATATTGTTTAATCGTTGAGTATACTTAATTTCCTGGATCTTGGGGCATTGTATACACTTTGGGGTTGTAATTTGATTGGATTAGTGTTAATTACTGTTTGATAGATTCTCAGCAATGTATCACTATTCATTGTATCCTTAGTTGTTAGTGAAAGCATTGAAATTAACCTCGTAATGTGTTATTTAGTAGTGATACCAGTAGGTATAAAGAAAGAGGGGAGATTATCCCCTCTAAGTGTCATTTATGATGCTGATAGGTAAGCATCAATTACTGCTAGTAATTCGTTGCCTGATTGACATTTAGCGAGATCTTCAGATAGAAAACGCAAAGCAACATTCACTGAGTTTGACATAATTAAGGCAACAAATAAAGGACGTTGAATAACAGTTTAGCGTCATGTTTAGGACGATTGAGTGTTAGTCTAACTCAACATTCATACCTGAGAAAAATGGCATTGTGCCCATTTTGTTTCCACTTAGATACCATGTCCAGTCTTTTTGAAACACTCGGCAACCGTAAGAAACCTCGTCTAGCAATGCATTTAGACGTGATTTAGTTGTATTTGATTGCCATCCACCGTCAAAGATTTGCACAAATGTGTCACCCACTCTAGCAATTAGATTGCCATGTAAGTATACATTAGCAATGCGATCTTCCCAAGTCACTTGTGTATTTGCTTTCGAGAAGTTTGTGTTACTTCTGATTGCTGAATTCATTTGTGATTCGATTTTACGCATGTTTGAAAAGAGTTGTTTGTAAGAATGAAAATCGGTTGGTTTCCCTCCGATGTCTTTATTATAGTGCATTTCCGCACCTTGTGCGGGAATAGTGGACACTTTGCGGACTAGCACACCGCATGCGTGTGTGTGCCATCTATGAATATATCATTAACTATTCTTTCGATTCTTTTATAACACTTAGTGCCATAAGATTTGTGAATAGGAATAACACAATAACCAGTGGATTTGCGATACAAACTAACATTGCCAGCAGGAAGATTGCCTTCTTTAATGTTAATGGAATCTTGCTTATTAAGTCTAATAACTCTACCAATACTTTGTGCCATTTCGATGACGTTAAGGTTTCGCAAGAATAAAGTATGAGTGAGTCCACTAACATTAATGCCTTCTGATAAAATCGAGTAATGAAATATGACGAATTTCTTGTTATCGTCTTCACCCCATTGTTTGAGAGTTTCAAAGAATGTCGTGCGATTGACTTTAGTTTTGTTAACATAAGCACCAAATTTACTTGTAATGTGTAATACTTCATACCCACGAGTTTCTAACTCTTTGAGTAGAGAAGTATGTCCTAACATGTTATTTAAAATCCTGGAAGATGGGACACTAATTAACACTTTAGGTGTATCAGTTGTTGTTATTGAATCAATGTAATTTTCAACTGTTAATGCATGATGGACATATGCATTTACCTTATTAAAATGTGTATTAACCTCAAATGGCACTATAGTTGGTGGTAGAATACTTCCATTGTTAATTAACTCTGGAGCAGGCACATTCTCAATAATATTACCATAAACTCCACTGTTATTCATTCCTCTATGATGTTTATAACTCACTCTAGGTGTTGCTGTAAAGTAATAACAACGTGATGCAATTTGACTTGCTGCTGCTACACTAATAAAGAAAGATTTACATGTTGAGTTATGTGCTTCATCGAAATATATGTTATCAATGTTAATACCACTCTCAATGATTTGCTTCAAAGAGTGATAAGTTGTAAACAGTAATTTGCTTCCTTCGTTGTTACTAACCCACTCTTCAATCTCATGTGGTTTAGTAGAACTATCGTAAGAAGTGCGTCCGCTATGTATATGAAATATATTAATATTATCGTCTAATTGTTGTATAAAATCATCACATAATTGCTGTGCTAATAGTATACGAGGTGCAACAATTACAGTGGTGTTGTTATCAAGATTTGCCTTGCAATCTTGAATCATAATGAAAGTTTTACCACCACCAGTAGGCACTACAATTTGACCTTTATTAGAGGTTTTCATTGATTCAAGTGCTCTTGCTTGATGTGGTCTTAACTTAATCATTATTAAATGGAATAAATGGGTTAATAGTAACATTATAACCTATTACATCAGCATTTACACCACATTCATACCAGTTTACAGATTGGATGTGCTCTTGAATTGCTTCACATAATTGCACTGGATTTGGTGCATTCTCTTTGTTGCATTTAATTCTACATTCAAAGATAAACTCTTGATTATTCATAATTTGAGTCCTCTGGTTTAATGTTTATTTGAAATGAAAAACTACCGTAGTCATCAAATAAACCACAATTAGAAATAGTATCAAATACAATTTCTGATACTGTTTGTAAATCCTCTGGTAGGATGTTGCCATTTAGATTAATAGTGCCATCATCATTGTAGTTGATTTCACCATTGAATCCTTCGGGCATTAAATCGTTAGCATTAGTTGGCATGATTAGGCAATTTCAAATGATTGTGTTTTGTCCCATAAGTCAATGTAATCTGTTAACCAGTCACGTTGCTCTATGGTGAGTTGTTGATAGTAACCATGTAGTAAATCATCAGCACTTAGAAACTCTAAGTCTTGTGATTTACACCATGTTTCTAATAGGTCGGAGAGTGAGTTTAGCATGATAATTAATAAGAATTAAGCGAATAAAGGTCTCATGTAATCTTTGAATTCTTCTCTCATACTGTCTGCAAGTATGCGAAGTTGATTCTCATTTGAGTTGTTGCCACTTGCAACCAATTCATCGTAACATGCCTGAGATATGCCTTTATCTGTTAGGTCATATTCGTGAAGTGAAACATGCTTGAAAAACATAATTAAAAAGTCCTTGTGAATTGCTTATACATCTATTATAACCATAAAAAACACCCTACGGTCGGTAGGGTGTGCCACTTTGTCAAGTGGTTTGGTTGAAATGTGTGTTGTAGGAATTCTTACAATATGTTACAACTTGCTGTGCATAGGGTTGTAACTTCTTAATGTCATCAATTAGTGCATTGATTTCATAAGTGTGAATTTCCCATCTTAATTTGAAGTCTGATTTATAGTCTTCAAATTTCAACAGTGTAGATGGTCTCACTGTTTCAGTAATCACAACTTCTAAAGGTTTTGTTGATGTTGGATTTACTGGACTTGCTTTCTTTGCAGTTGGTTTACGAGTCCTTCTCTTGCGAGTGGTTGTCGTAGATGCTGCTCTAGTTGGCATGTAGTCTGTTGTAAAGGACGAGAGGAAACAAAACGCACCTTGAATGCTTAAGTTCGATTTAAAAGCGTTTTCTGGTGTGGTATCCGCTACCTTGAAAGTCTTAAATCGAGGTGGTTTGTTTCCCCACTATCAATATACATGAAAAAACCCCCATTTGGGGGTTTAGTGGTCACTTTGTGGATTGTCCACTGATTGTTTCAATTCATTACGAAATCAAAGTCATTTATTAAAATGTCTCTGACTCTCTCTCTGTCTAGTGAATCACCATCACCCCAAGTATAAAAAGATCCTGCGGATGCTTTCATTAATCTATCGTTATACACTTTGCATGCTTGATAGATTTCACCCTTAGTGACCATCCTATTATCCTTAACAAGTGGATATAGGACATCATCAGGACATCCGTAGAATGAGAAAACGTAATCGATGAATTGCTTTAATACTGGATTCATTTAGAGTTTTTGTGTTGTTATCTCTATTATAAAGGATATTCTAAGGTAATATTATTATCTTGTGCCACTAATTCAACTGGTTTTATTAATCTCGTCTTGTGCTGCTAGAATGCGTTGTGTTACCTCTTCATTAATATATCCTTCAATAAATATCTTGCATTCTGCTAGTGTGTCATATGTGTCT